GGTGGACAACTTAATATGGACGGAAATGATATAGTTTCAATGGGAGCACTAACACAATTCACTGCTGACCAGGTATCTTTAAATGGATTGTTATCAGCCGCTGGTGGTATTCAGACAAATGCAATAACAGTAAATACTTCAGTATCATTGCCAAATGATTCATTATCTGGTGATTATATAGACGGCGGCACAATAAGTAATTTTGCTTCAACAGGCATAATAGATAATGCGTCTTCAACGCAATTTGTAATTGATGATAGCAGTGGAAATTTTTCTGGAAATTTAATAATTGCTGGAACATATTATGGCGATGGTAGCAATTTAACAAATGTGAAAGCAAGTGGAGACAATTTAGGAAATCACATTGCTACAACAACGTTAAATATGTCAGGATATTCAATAACGAATGTATCAACGATAACATTTTCAGGAAGTAAAATTGAAAATCTGGGCGAATTGCACTTTGCAGACGGAACAGTAATGACATCAACAAGTAATTTTTCTGGCGGTGGAGGAGAGTCGTTTACATATATTGATGAAGCAAGTCCTGGAGTTACTATATCAACAAATACAGTTATAGAAGGATATTTGAATTTAAGTGATGGCGGTAATAGTCAGTCAGTACTTATTGGTGATAGTGCAGGCGGCTCACTTAATAGAAGCAGTTTTAATCAGACTGTATATATAGGACATCAAGCTGGTGCAAGCGATACAACTGGTTCAAATATGGGCATAGGACATTTAGCATTGAACGACCTTTCATTTGGGCAGTATAATACTGCTATTGGAAATCAGTCTATGCTTATTAATAGTGGTGGATATAGGAATACCGCTTTGGGCTATTCTTCTTTATGGAGAGGAGGCGGAGGAGATGATAATGTATCAATAGGTTACCAGACTTTGCAAAATAATGCACTGTTTGACCGTAATACAGCGGTAGGCTCACAGGCATTATATGAAAATGGTGCTATTGATAACGATAACGTAGGGGTTGGATATAAAGCTGGATATGATAATAGTGGGGATAATAATACATATATTGGGAGCAATTCTGGTTTAAATCAAAAAACAGGTTCAAATAATGTGATGATAGGGTATAATGCTCATCCGTCGGGAAACGTAAGCGGTTGTGTATATCTGGGAGCAAATGTAGGAAATAATACGTCAATATCAAACAGGTTAATGATTGATAATAGTAATACAAATAGTCCATTGATATTAGGAGATTTTTATAATAATTTTGTGGATTTTAATGCAAGTTATGTTCGCATAAGCAATACTGAAGGGAGTAAACTTGTTCCGCAGTTTGCAATAGACAGCAACAGGTCTCCTGATGATTGGATAGTAGCGGTTAGCAGTCAGTCTTTATCTCCGACAGGGGGTATATTCTCAATATTAGGAAATGGTAATGTAGGAATAAATGTTTCACAGGCTTCGGAAAGGCTTGAAGTAAACGGAACTGCAAAGGTGTCAACTCTAAAATTTGATGACGGAACTTCATATCTAACTACAAATAGCACAGGGGTTTATATTTCTTCACACACTACTGTAAATGGTGATATTTATGCAAATGACGTACATACAGGCGACCTACATCTTAAAAATGATATTGGTGACTGGACTCTTATTGAAGGAGAAGAATATTTAATATTAAGGAATAATATTACAGGAAAAAGGTTTAGAATTCTAATGGAAGCTTTGCCAGAGGAATAAAAAATAAAAAGAGTTATAAATATGAGCAGATATAAAAACCTTAAAAATATACTTTTACCCGGCGACATAATACTTACACATAATTCAAAGGTAGAAGGGCTTGGCGAGATAATTGTATCAAGAGGTATTGAGTGGTTTACTGACGGAGATTACAGTCATTGTATTTGGGTAAATTTCCCGTGGATATATCACTGGACTACATGGCGAGCAAAAAAAGAAAAACTGAAAAGCTATCTAAAATCAGATTATAAGATTTGTGTAATGAGGTATGAAGAACTTACAATAAAACAAGTCAAGATGATTGAAATGTATGCTAATCAGGATGTAAAAGACAAAAGGATTTATGCTTCAAAAAGTTATTTTGGATACGCACTTTTTAATGCTATGTCAAAAATACCGCTGATAGGTAAAGGGTTAAGCGGATTTTTCCGCAGACATAAGAATCCCTGGAGGGCAAGAAATCAAAGAGTTTGCAGTTCGGGAATTATACAACGGTGGTTTAAGAAGGCTGGAATTGATATTTGTCCGGAACTTGGCGACGAACAGGTAACGCCGGAAGATATCTTTCTGTCCGATAAATTAAGAATAGTTTATAGGGAGGAAATATAATGCTTTGGCTGGCAAAATTTCTTTTCACATTATCACTGGCTTTTAATGTAAGACCTTCTGCTGTAGATAACTTGCCGAATGATTATTTATATGAAAGTAAAATACGAAGTGCCTATATTGACATAGAAGGGCAGATTGAAAGGGATACAGGGGAACGCTTCAATATGATAAAAATGAGGAGCAAACCTTATATGGGGGTTTATGGAGAGCTTAACATTGACGAGGAATATGAAATTAACCGAGAATATCTTTATGCAGACATTATTAGCTTTCCGCCGAAAGACCCGATATTTAAATTACGCACAAGCCATCAATGGGAATATTGGAAGGACGTTGTCTGGCTGGGAGGGCTTGAGGTAAATTTTGATACTGAAAGAATAGACACAAGATTTTCTTATGACTCTAACTTTGTTAATAGACACATAATCCGGTTTAACTTTGATTATACTTGGCTTGAAGATGAGGTTTGGTATGTTATGCCGAACTTTAATTATGAATATTATGGAGGCGACCTTAAAACTGGGGAAAAGAACTGGAAAATTTGCATAGAATATGGATTTGACTTTGTAGAATATGCCACAATGAAAGAGGAGCAGTAAGGAGGCAAAAATGCTTGGCAACATTATTTCAATATTAAAAGAAGTTTACACTTTCCTTTCATCTAATCCGGAAGCAACCGGGAAAGTGATTGGAATAGTTTTAGGTATTATTCTGTTGCGGAAATTTATCAAGACTGACAAGGCAAAGGAATGGCTTAAAAAGACTGGAAAAGGTATAGGCATTGCTTTATCAAAAACTTTGAGAACACGGCTGGGATATACACTTGAAAACTGGATTGAAAAACTGATAATAGACCTCAAAGTTGCTCTTGAAATATTTCTTGACGCATTAATAGAGGGTTTGAGGATAGATAATCAGAAGCGAGAGGGAGCGAAAGAAAAAATAAAGAAAAAGAAAGAAGGCAAGAAGGCACAGAAAAAAATGGACGCAAATAGATTGAAAGGTAAAATAAAATGAAGGAACTTGTAACATTACTACAAAATGTAGGTTTTCCGATAGCTGTTGCGATTTATCTTTTATGGCGATACGACAAGAGATTGGAAGAAATGACAGAAGTGCTTAATAAGATTTGCACGAAAATGGAAGTAATAAAAAATACGCTGTCAGGGGATAGCAAGTAATGTATGAGGTATTGATACTAATTATAGTCATATTGGTATTTCACATAAAGAGTAATTGCGTTAAAAAGAAGGTAGATGACCAGCTTTATAGGCTAATGAGGCAGACAGAGGAGTTGAATATTGTTTTAAAACAAAACGGATATGGAAAACATAAACATCACAAGGGGCATATATGATATATTATGATTTGGAAATAATAAAAATACTTTTATACCGTGCACCGCAAGGTATTGATGGCGAGCAGGATTACGCACCGCAGACAATTTCAATAGGGACAGAAGCGACTGACCAGATAACAGAAGAAGACGCAATACAGCACGCAGAAGACGCACAGCTTGAAGTATTATCAGTTACTGAAATAACTACCGGATACACAGACCAGATTAAATATGCTGTCAACAGAAAAGCGGCGGCGAATATACTATATGCTGTATATCAAGATGTAGTTGCCGAAGATAATCCACGATGGCAATATGCAAGAAAACTTGAAAAGCAAGCCGACAAAATGATTGAATATGTAAACCGCAATGATGATATTCAAAGCATACCGCAGACTTACAGTCAAACTGATGAAAGAATTTTTTCAATAGAAGAACCCGAAGACAACGAGCCGGAGGATAGAGATGTGGACTGTTAGAATAGAAAATAAAATGGAAGTAAAAACTTTCTTTGATGGTCTTGCCTCAATAGAAGATATTGATGTATTGAATAAGTTAGCAACGGCTGTTGGATATAGTTTTAGAAAAGATTGGAGAAATAATTTTCAAAAAGAAGGGATACATGACTACAGGTATGGATTTTCAAAATGGAAACCTCTTAAACCTGCAACGATAAGAGACAGGATAAGACAAGGATACGGGGCTTCTCCTATACTGCAAAGGACAAAAAGACTTTATAACTCAATAGTAAAGAAATCTCATGGGGAAAATATAAGCATTGTAAGGGGTGGAACTGGATATTTTGGAACTTCTGTTCCTTATGGCATATATCATCAAAGCTATAAACCCAGAAAAAAATTACCCAGAAGACAATTTGTTGGAGTAAGTGAAAAAATGAATCGCCAGATAACAAGAATGGCAGGCTATCTTATTTATGTAGCAGTTGACTTAAAGCGAATTACATGGAGAGAAATTTATAATTTTGGACAGCGAGGAACGAGGATATGAGTTTTGAAGATTATTTTAACAATGCAAAAGATAAGCTAAAAGAACTTATGGAACAAGATATTGACCTCATGAGTCTTGTAAAAACAATTGAGCTTGCCGATACAGAACGGTTACCAAGAAACAAGTATCCGGCAATCATACTTGAGGCAGATGAGGAAAGTATTGAAGTTGCTACATCAAAGAGAGTAAGGATAATAGCAACGCTTAATGTATGGATATATATTCCTATATCACTGGGAAATATAAAAGAGGAGAATGCTGAAAGGTCGCTTTTGAAAATAGGAGCTTGTCTTAATAAGTTTTTTTCATTTCACGAGAAAGAGGAAGGATACTGGATACAGAGCAACTGGGAAGGTATTGACTACGGATATAAACAGACAGACAAACTATTAAGGGCAGGACTTATGCGGTGGAGCGGAGAAATGAGAATACAAGGAGGATGGACAAATGGATAAAATAATAGTAAAAAGAGATGGAAGTATGGTAAAGGAAAAAGAACAGAAGAAAGAAACGAAGAAGGACAACGAAAAGAAGAAAACTTCTTCAAAGAAAGATAATGGAGGTAAAAAATAATGGCTAAAAACGGTTTTCAAAGTTTTATAGGGCTGGGAAAAGAATCATCTTTTGGCTCGCAGGTAGCTCCTACAAATTTTATTGAGTTTAATTCAGAAAGTATTATGAAGGAAATAAACCGTATCATGTCTGCCGGCATACGCAACAGTGCTTCAGCTTCAAGATATAAAAATGGAGCTGTATCTGTTGGCGGAGACATTGAGGCTGAACTTCCTTATTCCGGGCTTGAATTACTGTTGCTTGTTACTTTTGGTAAAGTAACTACGAGTAATGTAGACGGGAATGTTTATCAGCATATTTTTGAACCTGTAAATAACATTTCCGACAGCTTGAGTATTGAGGTTAACAGGGGTGGTATTCCTTTTAGATATGCAGGTTGTAAGGTAAACGAATTTAGTATTTCATCGGAGTTGGACGCCATACCGATAGCTACATTTGGGATATTGGGGCAGGAAGAATATATTGATACAGACATAAGTCCAGCGGCGGCAAGTGAGCCGACTTATCCTGATAATGAACTTTCAGTGTTTGTAGAAGGCGTATTTAAGATAGATACCGTTGAAGCGGAAGTAATGAGTTTTGAGGTAACAAATGCAAATAATTTGAAAGACGACAAACGTAGACTTGGAAAAGCTTCAAGAATAAAGATACCGAGAAATGATTTACGAGAAGTTACCGGAACAATGCACGTTGAATTTGATGACCTTACTCATTATCAAAAATTTGTTAATGGAACGGAGGCGTCTCTTGAGTTGAAATTTACAGGGTCTCTTATAGAAGCGACATATAACAGGGAAATACTTATTGAACTCCCGAGAGTTATTTATAATGGAGAAACTCCGCAGGTAGGTGGAAGGGAAATCATTGAAAACGATATACCTTTTACAGCGATTTACGACGTGGAGAACTCAAAACCGGAGTTGAAAATTACCTTACAGAACGAAGTAGTATCTGTATAGTATTAGTAGGTAAATAGGGATACTTGTGGAGAAATTAACAGGTATCCCTATTTTTGGATATAGTAACGGAGCAGAGGAGAAAGCTATGAACAGAGCAAGTAATGTAAACGCAACATTGAAGCGTAATTCAAAGGTAGAGGAAATTAACGGGCTGGAATTTGAAATCCGAGCTGTTGATTTGTTTGATATGATGGGGCTTTCAGAAAAGAAAATGGGAGTCCTTTATAAAGCAAAAGAAGAACTTGGATTACAGCCGACTCAATCAGTGCCGAAAAATTTAAGGGACAAGTATGTTGAGAAGGTGGGAATTATCAGCGAAAATAATTTTCTTAATGAAATCAATGAAAAAACAATCCGAGAATTTGTAAAGACAATTATACCTAAAGGTGTTGTTGACCCGAAAATTGTTGACCTTCCTGATGAAGAAATAGATAAGGATAAAGAAGTAAGTTTAAGTCTTATGCTGGAAAATATTGACATATCAATAGAGCTGGCGAATCGGATACTTAAATTCAGTCTTGAGAACAGTAATATATTTGCTGATATTAACAAGGAGATAGCAGAAGTATAAATGGCAAAAGCAACTCAAAATGTAATACTTGAATGGAACTCTAAAGGCGAAGGTGCAGTAGCACGAAAAGCCGGACAATTAGGAAAAAATATAACAAATATAGATAAAAAGTGGCAAGCTGTCTCAAAGACTGCATTATTGGCTGGGACAGCAATGACCGCAACTGCTGGGCTTATAGTCCGGCAGACAGCAAAATTAGACCAGGCTATGGCTGACGCTACCGCTGTAACCGCTGACCTTACAGATGTCCAGTTTGATAAAATGCGGAAAATGGCAAAAGAAGTTGGAGCCGAGTTTGGTTTCATGGCTGACAAAGCCGCAAGGGCTTTTTATTATCTTGGAAGTGCTGGTATGACTGCGGCGGAACAGATTGAGGCATTTCCGGCAGTAGCAAGATTAGCGAGAGCTGGAAGTATAGATATGGCAAGGGCTTCTGAAACTGTAGCTGATACCCTTCGTGGTTTTAATCTTGAGGCAAATCAAACAAACCGAGTTGTAGATGTGATGGCAAAAGCTGTTACGTCTTCAAATCAAAACTTTGAACAGTTAGGGCAAACATTAAGTTATGTATCAGGAGTGGCACAGTCTGCTGGATGGAGTTTAGAGCAGACGGTAGCTGTTACAGAAATGATGGCGAATGTAGGTATTAAGGGAACAAGAGCTGGTACAGCTTTAAGGCGAGGAATATTAAACTTGCAAGCTCCGACTGAAGAAACATCTAAAGCACTTAAAGAATTAGGTGTAAATGTATATGACGTTAATGGTAATGCAAGAAATGCAATAGATATTTTTGGAGATTTATCAACTTCTTTAAACAAAGGAACTCAACAGCAAAGAATGTTTGCTTTAAAAGCGATATTTGGGGCAAGGGCTATTGCTGGAATGTCAAAAGTTGTTCAAGCTGGAAAAACAAATTTACAAGAACTTGTAACAGAGCTTGAGAATGCTGGGGGCACAGCAGATGATATTGCGAAAAAAAGATTAGCAAAATTAACTGGACAACTGGAAATATTTAGGGCAGAATTAGGAAATCTTGCAAGTGAACTTGGGGATACTATCATGCCGTTACTTATTAACCTTACAAAAAATGCTACAGAGCTTGTGAAAAAATTCCGAGGAATGAGTGAAGGAACAAAGAAATTTATAATGTCCCTTACCGCCTTTGGTGGAGTGGGCTTACTTGCTGTTGGAACTATGATGAAAATGGTAAGTGGGCTTGTAAGACTTATAAAATTTATGGGTATAGCTCAAACTGTATCAACAGCATTAAGGCTCAAATTAATGGGACTTGCTGGTGCATTTGCTTTCACAGCACCGAAAGTAATTGAGCTTATAGACAAAATAGGTAAATACAAAAAAGCTCTTATTGAGGCGAATACTGCACAGGATTTGGCAAAAGAGAAATCACATGAGGCTTTGAAGGTATGGGAACAATGGACAGAAGAAAGACTCAATTCTTTAAAGAATGAAGAAAAGGCGTATAAGCTGGCAAAAAATGGAGCAGAATTTTATATAAGATTTTTAAAAGAGAACGAAGACAGCCTTACAGAAACGACAAAAGAACATATCAGAAGTAGAATACAAACACTTACAGACTATTATAAAAACATAAACTATCAAGAAATAAAACGGACAGAAAAACAAAAAGAAGAAAGTGAAAAACGAATTGAAGCTAACAAAATTGAAGCACAGATAAAAGAACAGCAACGGCAGATTGAAGAAGAACAGCTTGCAGAATACTATGACAGACTTGCCGAAATGAGAAGGGAGCTGGAGCAGAGCATTACATTGGCAAGTATGGAAGGACTTCAACAGGAATTAGCAAGGATAAATATTGAGAAAGAAAATAAAATCCGAGCTTATGAGGAAGAACTTGAAGCGGCAAAACAGTCTGGGCTTTCCGAAGCAAAGGCGGAAAAACAGCTTGCCGAATATAGAACAAAAGTAAATGTTTGGGCTGAAAGAAAATCTTATCAAGTAAGGCAACAATTCACCCAAGAAAAGTTAAATATGGCGTATGATACTGCGAGTAAAATGATTGATTATACATTGAAAATGTTTACTATTGATAAAGATACAACAAGAAAACAGCTACGGTTATATCAGTCTTTAATAGCGGCACAGCAAGCTTTGGCTATTGCAAGACTTTGGGCGGCAGAGGCAAGTAAAGGTATTCTCGGGCTTGCTACTGCGGCAGTTGGAACTGTATCTATAATAGCACAAATGAAGAAACAAAGTGAGGCATTGCAAGACCAGTGGAAATCTACAAGAGAAGATATTGAAAAACCGATAGCGCCGGAACTTTCAGCACCGGAACTTTCAGCACTGGAACTTTCAGCACCGGAACTTGATATTGGCGAAAAACCTGTAAGACCTGAAAATGCAACTCCCGAAGAAATGCAAAAATATAATGAAGAATTAAAAAATTGGTATAGCAAAAGAACTAAAGAAATAGAAAAAGCAAGAAGTGGTATAGATAGAATTGGAAGAGAAACTATCCCTGAAATACCTACGAGAACAACGAGAGGACTTGTAGGCGGAGCGAATAAAATAAACGTAAACATAAGGGAGATAAGAACTAATCTGAATATAGATAGACTTGAAGGGTTACAGGAAGAAAATTTAAGGGAACTTCTTGAAAGAATATCAAAGGCAGTTAAAGACAAAACTATTGAAGGGTTAGAAATGGCTTTTAATGTAGGGGACGCAATAGCAATGAGAGAAAGGGAGAAATTAGCATGACAAATATAATTTCAGAAATAATAAAAAAATTTGATACAAAGGCAGATTTTGAAACTTGCGACATTGCAGATGTAGATATTGAAAGCAGACCCGGAAAAGTTATTCTTGATACAGAAATAGTTGGCGGAGATAATATAACTCTTGACGCAACAACTAATAACCGAGATATGGATACCGACGCAAGCGGCAGTATTGTATCTCTCGTAACAGGAATGTATGGAAATTATGCAATACAAATTGCAAAAGGACAATATATAGAATACGCACCGGGAGATGGAGTAGATGTCTTTCCTAACTTGTCAGCATTTACGGTTGAAGCTACTTTTAAGCTTACTGAAAGTCCGGATAATTATATCTATGTTGTCAGATTTGAAGATGGAGGAGCAACTGTTGGTGATAGCAATATTCATATATACATAGATAGTAGTAATAAGTTAATATTCCGTGTAAGAAATGATTTTGGAACTATTTATGAATATAACTATGGAACTATAAATGTAGGACAAAAATATCGTGTAGCGATAACATCAACAGAACCGAATCCAAGCAATGTAAGAACGGTGTCATACTTTGTTGACGATATGGGAACTCCGGTTGATAGCAGTACACTTTTTGGAGGAACTTGTAATATTATATGTGATTGGTATCGTCTTGGAGACTTGAAAGTATGGAATCCTTCACAGGGAAAAATAATTATTGATGAAATAAGAATATCTACAAAAGTAAGAAGCAGTGCAGAAATGGCTGACCCTGGCTCAAGTGGATTTACAGTTGACGGAGACACTTGGGCATTATGGCATTGTGAAGAAATAAATTCCGGTGGAACAGAGCAGTATAAAAGCAATGGGACAATACGAACACCAGAATTAACTGGAGACGGATTTATTTATCCCGAGCTTATACAAAAAAAAGTTACAGACCTTCCGACAGATACTCTTGTGGAAATGAGATACCGTGCAGGAGAATTTGATTTTGGAGCTTGGAGCGATTGGGTAACAGCCGACGAGATAAACTTTAAAGAAGTAATTCTATATAAACGTTTTCAAATAGAAATTAAACTGTCAACAACAGACAATACGAAGACGCCGGAGCTTGATACTTTTTCTTTGTTTGGAGAGCAAAGCACTGGGAGTGAGTTGATGATATGCGACCTCAACAAAATTGCCGAAGAACTTGATAATATAATAGTAAGCCTTGGAGTTCGTTCAAAAGAGAAACTTTATGACAATAGGGTTAATCAATATTGGAAAATGGAAGAAGGGGCATGGATAGACTTTGCCTTTGAAGGAGATAAACATCCTGAACATGTTGATTATGGATTTTCACAGATAACGCCAGATGGGGATGGAAGTGAAAGCACAGATGGAGATATATTCTCAACTAATACAACAAGTGAAAGATGGGCTAAATCAAATATATCCCAGCGTGTCGGGGAAGTAATTGAATTAAGGGTAAAGAAAGCTACTGAAGGGACTACCGACCGCAGAGGATTTGAATTTGCTATATATGGAGAAAATAGACATATACAGTTTTACCTGTGGGATGATAAAGTTGCCTTGCATAATCAAGATACAGTAAACTACGCCATTGATACCTCAGAATGGCATACATATCAAATTTATATAGGCGGACTTGGAGCAAATGAGCTTGAGTTAAGAATAGACGGCGACCCGACAGTAAGACTAACAGGAACATCGCAGGCAGGCGACAGCTCTCCCGGGGGAATCACAAATGGTTGGGTATTTCCCATGAATAATTATGCAAGTTCTCCTTTTGAAAATCTACAAATAGATTATATTAGAGGCGGAAAATATGAACCTTGGCATGAAGATACAATAACGCTTGAAAATTCAAACGTGAAAGACCTTTATGCTTATGCGGAAATAACTTTTGAAACAGCTCAAGATATTTCAATGGCATACATTGGGAAAATGATAAATATAAAAGAATGGAGTTTGCAATATTATGATGGAGCTGACTGGAAGGACTGGTTTGTTGAAATGACGGTAGGCGATGAATTTAATAGTGACTTTTGGTGGGGCAGAAAAGACCAGCAAGTTAGTGCAGAGAAAGTACGGCTTTTGATACATAACCGTATTGATACCGGAGAAATTGCAAAAGTAGGAGAACTTTATGTCGGAAATATAGTTTATCAGACACCGGATACTCCTGAAAACCTTGAGGACAATGATGAAGGGAAACAAGGAAATATTGAACTTGGAAGCGGTAAGGTGACTACATGGCAGGAATATGAATCTTATTTTGGAAGAATGATGTTCAACCTTATGAATGATAGACATCAAGTTAAATTACGTCAATTTCAGCAGGCAAGGCAATTTATGATACTCCTTGAGCCGAAAGACAGAATAGACAGATTTTATAAAGTTACTTGGGTTGGGAAATGGAAGTCAAAATATTCAACTGGATACCGGAAAGCAGGCTGGGATATTGAAGCAATATTTAAGCAAACAATATGAAAAATGTAAGTCAAAGATTTTACTTTGAGCAATTCAAAGACCACCGGAGACCTATTAAAAAATATTTTATTTACCGCAAGAATACTAATTCTGAAACATGGGAGTCAAATCCTATTGAAGTAACTGATACTATAAAAAAGTGCGGAAAGATACGAAACCTTCTTGACATACAATCTTATAATTTATGGCAGAAAAGTAATTTTACAATAAATGCAAGAAACGATAATGGAGAATGGGAAAGAGATGGTGAATTTTTTAGCGGATACAGCAGGTATAAAAGCAAGATACGTATACAGACCGGATATATTTTTGAAGACGGCGAAGAAGAAATTGTTGACAGATATACCGGACTGATAACAAAGGTTGAATACGGCAGTGACGAAAAGAATGTTACAATAAGAGTTGAAGGACTTAAAAAACTATTGGAAGAAGGCGACGCAGAAAATGTAGGGACTCTTAAAACTGCACAAACTCTTGTTCAGATTGACTCAACAACCTTCCGAACAGCAGATAAGCAAATACAAAAAATCTGGAATGTAGAAGACATTGTTGCACAAAAGGAAGTTGGTATTGATTATAACGTAAGTAATTTAGGGCAAGAAAATGATTATGCACAAATAAAATTTAATGGACCTCCAACCCCTCCTGTAAAAGCTGACTATGTAAAAAGTTATTCAAATAT